GAATCGAAAATGGAAGGTATCGAAACAGTAAGAGAAGACGTTCAAATGGCAGGTGGTATTGATCCTACTATTAGAATTGAAGAAGTCGTAAAAGAATTTATTAGAAAATACAAAAGAAAACCAAACAGTCTAGAAGAATTAAAAAGCTTTTATAAAAACGAAATGGGCACGGCTAAAAGAACTGGCGATGTCGATATGAGAATGGCTGAGTATAATCCAGGTGACTACGATCCAGCTATGGTTGATGAGTATGAAAAGTACAAATACGATATGAATGAACAAAAACCAGGATTCCCAATTATGTCAATTGACGAATTTATTAGAATGGAAATGGGCTCAGCTAAATTAGCTGGTGGAGGATTAGCAGGCATACTAGGAGTTTAACGTGAAGATACATCAGTACAATCAGATGATGTCTTTCCTGACTCGTCCCAAATACAGCGTCGGTGGTAGAGTTTACAAATCAGAGGGAGATCGTGCTAAACTTGCAGTCGGTGCTATACCTTTTATACCTACAGCTGTAGCAGCAGCCAGACCTCTTGTTGGTCCTTTAGTTCGTAAAGGAGTAGAAGTCATTGGTGGAACTGCATTAGGTAAAAGACTTTCTGATACATTTTTTAGTAAAGACGAAGGCGATGATACAAAAGAAATTATTCCTTCTGATCAAAATCAACCACCTATGAAATCACCTGATGAAGAACCTCCTGTATTACAGGAAGTAGCAGAAGATGTTCTTATTGAAGAAGCTGTTAATAGATTAAAGAAAAAAGAAATGAACCCTGACAAAAGAGATAACAGAACTAAGCTCGCACAAAATTTAGATTTACCTGTAACCAGAAGTGGTATGCTTGAAATTAGAGAAGGAAATTTTTTTAATGACAGATTAGAAACTCTAAAAGAAAAAGGTGTAAACTTTGATGGTTATTACAGTATTCCAGAGATAGCTAATTTATTAGGTTCAAAATCAAGTTCAGGTATACAAAGTTATGTACAAGATAAGAACATACCCACAGTTAAAAAAGGTTTATATAAAGTTGTTAAGTTAAATGATTTTTTAAATATATATAAAGGAACTAAAGAACGTGTGGATTTAGCGCCACCAACTGAATTAGGCACGCTAGCTAGAACTGATTTTTTATCTGAGGTAGGAGGAAGTTTGTATCAAAGATTTAAAGATATGCGAAGACCAAAGTTTCTACCAGCTGATGTAAAAAATATTTATGAAAAATATAACTTAGGTGAAATAGAAGGTGGTCATCCTTTTCCTATAGAATTTTTTACAAAAAAATTTGGTAAAGGTAATACATTACAAGATGATAGACAATTTGATTGGATATATAGAAACAAAGATAAATTGTTTAGCAAAAATAATTTAGTGTTTCAAAGTAAAGAAGTAAATAAATTATTTCGTGATAAAATTAAAGATCTTAAAAAATTATATAAAGAGTTAGGTCCCTATGTTGATAAATATGAGGGTAAAGGTGCAGTAACAAATGAAAAAGATATTTCTAAAATAGAAGCTATTAATGATGAGATTATGGAGATTATTGCTAAATCTGAATTTGATGCAAAAAAATATATTGATAAAAGTGATAACAAAGCTGATTTAGAAAGATTTAAAAGAGGTGGATTACACGGCGCTTTATTTAATACAGATGTAGGAGAAGTATCTTTATACACTGGAGCTGGAGAAGGTGCAGGATTTGAATCCATTGGAAAAGAACCAGAAAATGTAAAATTAAAATTAGCTGGAGACTATACTGATATTGTAAATAATATTATCACTGATGAAAGCGATAAAAAAATCTTTACAGATTATGTAAACCAAAAATTATTACCAAGATTTCAGAGGGGAGGACCAGTATATGGCAAATACGCGAGACAAATCGCAGGGCTATCCTAAAACCTGGCTCCTGCCGCCTAAAGCCGGACCCACGCCTCAGGGGTTGAAAGTTAATTATAATACTGTTAAAACAACTAAATTGGAGAAACAAAATGGCAGACAACACAGACAAGGCTCTACCAAACGAGCCTAGAAAAACGATTACCGTTCCGGGTGAAGAAGAGATAAAAGAAACAATTGTTGAAGCACAAGAGACAGCTCAAGAATCTCCTGACGGTGTAGAAACAGTTGAAAACGAAGATGGATCAGTTGATATAAATTTTGATCCAAATACCGTATCACCAGAAGGTGGCGATGAACATTTTGCTAACCTAGCAGAATTTTTACCAGACGAAGTATTAGCAAAATTGTCTTCTGATCTTAATGGAAAGTATCAAGACTACTCAATGTCTAGAAAAGATTGGGAAAGAAGTTATGTTCAAGGTTTAGATTTATTAGGATTTAAATATGATCAAAGATCAGAACCATTCCAAGGTGCATCAGGTGCAACTCACCCAGTTTTAGCTGAAGCAGCTACTCAATTCCAAGCACTAGCTTACAAAGAATTATTACCAGCAGATGGTCCTGTTAGAACTCAAGTAATGGGAATTCCAACTCCTGAAAAAAACGATCAGGCAGTTAGAGTAAAAAATTTTATGAATTATCAACTTATGGATCAAATGAAAGAATACGAACCAGAGTTTGACCAGATGTTATTTAACTTACCTTTAGCAGGTTCAGCATTTAAGAAAGTTTATTATGATGAACTTGAAGGACGAGCTGTATCTAAGTTTGTCCCAGCAGATGATTTAATCGTTCCGTACACAGCTACCTCATTAGATGATGCGGAAGCGATTATTCATCGTGTAAAAATGGCAGGTAATGAAATTAGAAAACAACAAGTTGCAGGATTTTATAAAGACATAGAATTAGGACATCCTGTTAACAAAGAATCTGAAGTTCAAAAAAAAGAGAGAGAACTAGAAGGAACTACAAAAACAAAAGATGAAGATATTTATACTTTATTAGAATGTCATATTAATTTAGACCTAGAAGGTTTTGAAGATACAGATCCACAAACAGGTGAAGAGTCAGGTATTAAAATACCTTACATTGTAACTTTAGAAGAAGCGTCTAGAGAAATTTTATCTATTAGAAGAAATTACGAAATTGGAGATCCGAAGAAAAACAAAGTCCAATACTTTGTCCACTTTAAATTTCTGCCAGGACTAGGATTCTACGGCTTCGGTCTCATCCATATGATTGGTGGTTTATCAAGAACTGCAACGTCAGCTCTACGTCAATTATTGGATGCGGGTACGCTCTCCAACCTACCCGCCGGATTTAAAATGCGTGGTATTAGAATTAGAGACGACGCACAATCAATACAACCAGGTGAGTTTAGAGACGTAGACGCTCCAGGTGGTAACTTAAAAGATTCATTTATGATGTTACCATTCAAAGAGCCTTCTCAAACTTTATTACAATTAATGGGCATAGTTGTTCAAGCAGGTCAAAGATTTGCATCTATTGCTGATATGCAAGTTGGTGATGGTAATCAACAAGCTGCAGTTGGAACTACAGTCGCTTTATTAGAGCGTGGTTCTAGAACTATGTCTGCAATACATAAAAGAATTTATTCAGCTCTTAAATTGGAATTCAAATTACTAGCTAGAATATTCAAGTTATATCTACCACAAGAATATCCATATGATGTCGTTGGGGGTCAAAGAACGATTAAACAAACAGACTTTGATGACAGAGTAGATATAATGCCAGTTGCCGACCCCAACATTTTTTCACAAACTCAGCGTATTTCCCTCGCGCAAACAGAGTTGCAGCTGGCAACCTCAAATCCGCAGATGCATAATATGTACACTGCGTACAGAAATATGTATGAAGCTTTAGGTGTAAAAAATATTGATCAACTTTTAGTTAAACCACAACCACCTGCACCAAAAGATCCTGCAATTGAACACATAGATGCAATGGCTGGCAGAATGTTTCAAGCATTTCCAGGTCAAGATCATAGAGCACACATAACTGCTCACTTAGCTTTTATGGCAACTAACATTGCTAGAAACAATCCAATGGTAATTGCAGCTTTAGAAAAAAATATTATGGAACATATTTCTCTAATGTCTCAAGAACAAATTGAATTAGAATTTAGAAACGAGTTATTACAGATGCAACAAATGCAAATGATGATGCAACAAAACCCTGCGCTGCAGCAACAGATGGCTCCGCAGTTACAAAGTATGGCAAATCAGATTGAAGCAAGAAAAGCAAAACTAATTGCTGAAATGATGGAAGAATTTATGACTGAAGAGAAGAAAATTACATCACAATTTGACAATGATCCTATTGCTAAGCTAAGAGCAAGAGAATTAGACATACGAGCTATGGATAATGAGCGTAAAAAACGACAAGATCAGGAAAAAATCAACCTTGATAGAATGAAAACAATGATGAACCAAGCAAATCAAGACGAAAAACTGGAACAGAACGAAGATTTAGCTAAATTAAGAGCTGATACTTCGATTGAAAAGACAATTTTGAGTAAAACTATTCCAAGTGTTGATAAATTAATGCCAAGTGTTGAAATTGAGAAGTACGAAGGCGAGAATAAGTGATGCAAACTAGACAAAAAGCTAGATTTGCGATAACATTAAGTAAATAAGGAGAAAAAAATGAAAAAAGATACAACTTTTACTAACAAAGATGGTTACGCTAAGAGTGTTGACATTTCTATCCCTAGTCAGAATTTAGAAATTGATCCAAGATCAAAATCTACAGCTGATGGTGCGTTCAACCAAATCGCTACTGGTGATACAGTTGAAATTAAAGGGACTAAAAGAATGTTAGCTGACAAGAAAAAAACAGCTAAGTGGTACTAGTATGTGGTTATCGGCAATTAAACTAGCCGTTTCTGCAGGAAGTAAAATTTATGCTAACAAGCAGAAAACAAAAATGGCTATGTCAGAAGCACAGCTTATGCACGCGTCTCGTATGGCCGAAGGTAAGGAAGCTTACCAAGGCAAATTATTAGAGGCTCGTCAGTCAGACTGGAAGGACGATTC